GCACTGCGTAGGCAACCATAAGGCGGTTCGTCACGTCCAGGATCATCTTGAGCATCGACTTGCCAAACTCTTTAACCGATGCTTTACCGGTCGTCATTAGTTCGGTAAGCATGTCGCTCAGACCTGTTAGCGTTGAGCTGGCAACATTCTTCACGGCATCGTATGTATTCGTGGCGGCGTCCAGATACTCATTCCAGCCGCTTACGGCACCAGATTTCCAATCACCGCGTAGCTTATCCTCTTCAGCATAATAATTCCGAAGCGCTGCCAACTCTTTTTCATAACCAGCATCTTCAAGCTTTCCACCACCATTTAACCACCCCTGTCGGAGCTGCGCCTCCTCATTCATTCGCTGAGCCATTCGGCTGCTCAAGCCGGACCCGCTTCGAAGGGCTGCTGTCTTCTCAGCCATCTGAGTGGCGTATTTGTTGCCTGCTGCGCCAGGCCGTTAATCTTTTGCTGGGCCTCAACCTCCTTGTTTTTCTGATCCACAACCTTAGCAGCGTTGAGGATGGCCTCCCGACTTGAGAGAAGAGATTTCTCCTGTGCGCTCAGAGCGCGAGACTTAGCAGCCTCGTCCAATTCGGCAAAATGCGATTGCTGTTTGCTGAATTCGGTGTTTTTGGCGTGAAGATCGCCGGTCTGGCGCAGGGTTTCGAGCGTTTCAGTTAGGGTTCTGGCCTGGGCGCGGTAGTTCTCCAGGGTGCGATCGCCAGCATCCAGCGTGGCTCTTGCCTCTTTGGTCTTTTTGATAGAGTCCTGGGTAAGTTTCGAGACTGCGTCTCTCGATTCGCGACTTGTACCCCCTTCACCCTTGACCGAGGTTCCTCGCGCTTCAGCCTCGTAATTAGCTTGCGCGTTTGGTGCGGAGATCCGTTTCCAGAGTTCATTGTAGCGTTTTTTATTGGCTTCGATTTCTTTGTCAGCTTCAGCCCCAGCCTTTTTCATCGCCTCGACATCCATGCCGAGGAAATTTGCCAGCGCACCACCACCAGGAATTTTTTCAGCCCATCCGGCAACTGTTCCGGTGAATTTAGCGTCAAGCGAGGTGAGATTCAGAAACAAATCATTGATGGATGCTTTCAGCAATTTGAAGATATCAATGATTTGATTGCCCCAGGCCCGAACTGTAATCCCGATTTGGCCGAAAATGTCGGAAGTGGAGGCTTTTAGCCCGTTCCACGCTTGCCCGATATTATCGGTGGCCTCAACAATTTTATTGCTACGGTCCTCCATGGTGCTGGCAAACAACGTTATCGCTTCGTTTGCAGCTGCTGTTTTGCCCTTGGTTTTTTCAAGGGTGATGATGTGCTTCATCATAGCTTCATCAACAAAGCCATATTGTTGATTAAGGCTTGCCAGCGCCTTAATAGGATCGCTTGCCAGCCGTGAAAAGTCCGCCAGCGCAGCCTTCGTATCTAGGCCAGCATCGCCCATAGCCATAATGGATTTGGCGATTTTAGTCATCTGGTCGGCGGTATACTTCCCGGTGTCATTAAGTTGTACCAGGGTATCAACAGAATCAGCCAGGGACGCGCCAGCATTTTCTGCAACATCTTTTGCTGCATCATTCAATTGCTGCATTGATGAGAAGCCAGCCCCTCCCATCAAAATGAGCGATCTGGCAACATTGTCGAACTGCTGGGATGAGCGGTATGCAGCTCCCGCCAGAACAGCCAGAACAGCTACAGAACCCGCAATAGCAAGGTTAAAGGTATTTAGCAGGCCACCCGCCCGCCCAAGTTTCTCCGCTGCCTCACTCGTGTTATTAAGACCTTCAGCAGCATCGCTGATGCTTGTTGCCGATTCAGAGGTCTCTCTGCTTTCTTCGTTGAAGCCAAACAACGCATCCCTCAGAGCCTGGAGCATTGGGCCAAGGCCCCCGAAGGAATCCTTAATCTGCCCACCCTGCTGTAGCAGGATCAGGAATGGGGATTGTCCACCTGCCAGTTGAGTTGCAATGTCAGTAAGCTGAGCTGGCAACATGCCAATTGCTGCACTGTACTGCCCCACAGAAATCCCAGCGCGGCGTGCAGCGGTCTCCTGTCGGGATAGCGCCTCAGGCAGCGCGTCAGCCACCCCAGAGAGCCGTTCACGCGTCTGGTTGAGGATGGTGTTGAAATGCTCGAACTGGGTGCCGTTAATGCGCCCCGCTTCGAAGTGTGCCACCAGTTGCGCATGCTGCTCGTCCAGCGAGTTGAATGCGCGGATCGTCGGGTCGATTGAACCCAGCAGGTTCTTCAGCGCGGCTGATTGCTTCTCTGCCGCCTGAGTGGCCGCGAGTTCTGCCTGGGCGCGTGCAGCTGCTTCGCCGGTATCCGTAAGCTTAAGCCGGGTATCGTCCAGAATTTTTTGATAATGAGTGAACTCGTCAGTATCGAGTAAACCCTTGCTATGAATCGACCGCAGTTTTTGCTGCTGGTCATCAAGCTTACCTAGGGCCGCAAGGGTCGGATCAATACTCTCAAGCAGCCCCTTAAAAGATTTTTGCTGTTCCCAAAGTGCAGCCGCACTCTGCTTTCCAGCATCTGCACCAGCGCGGAACACGCTATTCAGGTCATCTGCTTTGCCGACGGCACCAGCCGCGGCTTCACCGAGTTTATCCAGCTCATTGCTGGCAGTTTTCAGGTCAGAAACATCGGCCCGCAAAGTAATCGAGGCGATCTGGTCTGTCATTATTTCGTCTCCTTATGCATTACTTTGAGAGCCTCGCTTTCCATAATCTGAAGGTCAGCCATGCAGGCCGCCGCATCATCAACCCCGTGTAACTCAAACACCCAGGGGAGAACGTTGTAATCAAGGCCGGTCGCCCCGCCCGCACCGACGCGCCATTGAGTCGCCAGTGCAGAGAAGATGGTGAATGATTTCCATACCGATGGCAGGATCCCCACCTCTTCCTCCACGTCCTCAGGCGTCAAACCAAAAGCGGCTAACTCCGCGAGAGTCGGTCCTGGCGTGTACAACGCTGCGGCGACCTGCCTCAGTTTTTTTCGCGGATACCCATCAGCTCTTTGGTATAGGCCAGGCCGATGTTGTCGAACGCGCGCGGGTAGTTTTGCAGGAGGACCACCACGTTATCGCGGTTGAACTCGTCAGGCAGTGCCCAGCCATCAACGATCTCCATCAGGTAATCAGCCTGTGGCTCGATAAGGGACTTTTTGCCTTCGGCGCCTTTGCGCAGCTTCTCATCCATGGCGTGCAGCTCTTCGAGCGTCTTATGGCGGAAGGTAAAGGTCAGCTTGCCGTCTTCAGCACCGGCGCGCGGAATGCTGGCAGTGGCGGGAAAGGTCGGGTTTGGGATCAGGGTGAACTGGGTCATTTCGGTTCCTTAGAAAAAAGAAACCCGCCGGAGCGGGTTAAATAATCGAGCGAGGATTTATTTCTTAACGGTTGTGCAGCAGGCCGCCTGGCTTCATCGCATTGCGGATAGCATCGTTTACAACATCCTCAACAGCTTCACGCATTTCGTCTGAGAGACGGAGTTTGGTTGCATTTGCGCTGCTGGCGATGGCGATACCAGCTTTTTTGATCTCCCAGCCAGTGCTTACCTGCTGCTCAGGTAACGATGCTGTTTTTTGATTATCCATAGTTGTTTCCTTTTAGGTGCGAGCCTGTCGCATGGCACCGCCGCACGAAAGAAACGGCATTGCCCAGGCTCGCTACTGAAAGACTTTCGATTTAGTGCGCATGCGACGCGCATAAAAAAGCCCGGCGAGCCGGGCCAGAGTGGTTAGCTGACCGTGACGACACACGCGCCAGAGGTGATGGTCTTGCCCGCGGCGTCGGTGACTTCGCAGGTGTAAGAGCCAGCATCGCCGGATGCCACAGACGGGATGTTGAGCGTCGAGGCCGTTTTGCCCGGGATAGCAGTACCGCCTTTCTTCCACACGTACGTGTAAGGCGCGGAACCGCCCTGCATGACCACCGCTAGATCCAGCGCAGAACCAGAAGCGACCGATTTGGTTGCAGGCAGGTCAGTCAGGAAGGCCAGCGGCATAGCGGAGGAGTCGGCGATCGGGTAAATCTGCATATCCGATTCGAAGTTCATGCGCGCTTCGTTGCTTTCCACGGCGTTGATTTCGGTACGTGGCACGCGCTGGAACGAAACTTTGGCAGAGTAGTAACGATCCGCTTTCCCGCGAGGGTTGTGGAACCAGACCGCCGTGGTGTCGCTGGAGTCGTCCAGGTCGATGAGGCGCTTGTAAATCGCCAGCTGCGGGTCGTGGGCGAACGTATAGACCTGAACCACGGCGTTTTTAAACGTCGGGATGGTACGGGCCTTATCATCTTCCAGGAACTGGACACTGATGGTCTGCTGGTCGCCGCCTTCGGTAGAGAGCGTCATGACCTGAGGCATGGTGATCCACGAGTCGATTTTGCGCAGTGTGCCTGCGCCGGTGCCCGCCGGGAATTTCTTGGTATCGGTGGTATCAAACGCTTCCAGCACAATTTTGGTGCCGGTCACCGATTTGACGCGCAGCACCATGTTATCGAGTTTGAGCCAGCCAGAGCTTACCTGGACGACATCGCCCGCAATGATCCCGGCAGCGGAGGCAACGGTCAGTTCGCATTCCGTCGCGTTGGAGGCTGCTGTGAAGACAATCGGCGCAAGATAGGCCTTGGCCACGTTCACACGTGACCCGTTAGGGATTGCGAATGCCATTGCATTCTCCTGAATTGAGGAAACAAAAAACCCGCCGGTTGGCGGGTCAGTAATCAGCGCGGTACTGCATGCTGACGGGAGTGGTGTAAGTGATGGAGCCGCTACTGCCGTTTGGTGCTGATGTCGGGCGATCCTGTATCGGTGGACGTACCTGCGGTGGCCCGTTGATGTAAACCGTCAAATCCCCGTCCACCAGCGGCAGTCCTTCGGGGAAGGCATCTGCGACAGACGTTGCCAGCCCCCTGGCCTGCGTCACGCCGCTGCCTGCTGGGGCAATGATGTTGAGCTGGAGAATGCCCTGGTACGTACGCAGATGGCCTTCCAGATCCTGCCCGACGGTCTGCGCAGGCAGGATGTAAACGCGCCCGTATGGCGCATTATCCGGGGGAGTAAACGCGATATTCGGCCAGGCCACCGGCAGGCCAAGTGACGAGCAGATAACCGCAACACGGCTCTCCAGCAGGCCAGCGATACGCATTGACTGGTCACTGGCCATTGCGCACCTCGCTCATTGCCTCACGGAACATTTGTGCGGCATCCAGCGCAGTGATACCCACCATGCCGCCGGGCGCCTGACCAGAGTGCCCGTTCTCAAGCGCTGCCGCATAAGGCAGATTATTGGTGAAGTAAATCGAGCTGACCTGGCCCACCCTGAACACCTCGAGCACCGCCATGCCACGGGAGTTTGAACCCTGGCCGGAAGCGTCCGGTGTATCGTTGGACTGAGTAGGCTGGCTGTCGAAACCCACATACCAGTTGTTTTTGAAGCGCCCGCCGACATAGCCCTCAGGCTTTTTGATGTCCATCGAGTCATTTACGCGCAGACCACGCTTAAGCCGTCCCGATTTTGTCAGGTTGGCAGGATCATCGCGAAGGGCCGCGTTATGCTCCCGCACCGCAGTGTTGTACGCCGTCGCGGTCTGGTTGACCTGCCAGATATCCGGCTGGCCCACCGGGGACATCTCAACCAGTTGAGCGAGGATTTTAATGCCCGTCCGGCGCACTACCTGATCCATCTCCTGCTTCGAACTATCCACAAATAACTGAATGGCAGTTAGGAACGACTGATTAACAGAGCTGGCCATATTCACGCCCTCAGCTGGATGTTGTAGGAGATGAGTACATCGGCAGGCTTAACCGGATTAGGCTGCACCACCCGCCATGCTTTGCCGTCGATCTCGATGCGGTCATCAATACGCACTTCCGTTTCGGCTGTGGCCGCCAGCTTTTTATCGCCAGTAGCAATCAGGGAGCCATCTATTTCACGAGAGGAGTATTCAGTGACAACGCCAGTGACGGTCGCAGTAATAGCCGGGGTGGTTACCTCTTTGCCGGACTGATCGCGGGTAGTGCCGCCACCGCGGGTAAGCGGATAAGCTTTCCCGTTCTCGGTCAGCAGTCGCGTTGCGGTGTTTCGCATACGCCGGTAGTCGACTGGCATATCACCCCCTTTCGATGCGGATCTGATTGCCGCCCACCACCAGCCCACGCAACGAGGAGTAGAGCCAGGGGAATGACGGTGCCGCCTTATTCGTACCTGGTTCGTACTGGACCGTGACTGCGCCCTCTACGCGCTCCATCGTTACCGCACCACCACCAGCGACCGACGGCGTGAGATCAATCTCCTGCGATTCGAGAGCCAGGCGGCACTGCGCATCAACCAGGCGCTGTGGGATGGTGTCATCTGGCAGGTTAACGCCGTCGAAGCGCACGCCCGCACGCGGCCACGACAGCGGCTGTGATGCACTGGAGCGCTCGCCGCGCCATGTCTTGCC